TTAAGATGTTATTCTCCTGGCTGACTATCCGACCGCTTACCAGCCACCTGGGAACGTCGTGACTGAATAGAAATATATCGCCCGGTTCTATTGCAATGGCGTCAAGGTAGGCTTCAAACTCAATTGAGCGTTTTACTTTCTGCATCCAGCTTAAGAGGAATCTGCATTCTTTTTCAACAGTTGCTCTATCCGTTATTCCGAAGAAGTCTATGGTTTTCTTCTTCTCGTACTTTTCGCCGGTGCTGACTAAGATGGTTTTCATTCTGTAGCCATCACTTTCGTCAAGGAAGCGGGCTTCAATGGTGTTGTATCTGTTGCTGGCTGAGATGAAGTGAACGGTTAGGCTTCCCTGAATGATGTTGCCCATCGTGAACATCTGAACCGGGGGCTCGTCCTTGAGGAACTTGACCTTATACTTGCTGCCGTTTCGCAGGATAAAGGCTCTGAACTTTGCAAGGAGATTGTTGATAAGGTCCCAGCCTCTCTGGAAGCCGTCTAAGACGAGGTTGCATCTATACCCCTGTTCTTTGCAAAACTCTGCAAATGATTTGAAGCTCTCGTCGTCTATGTCTTCTTCTTTTATGAAGTCTCCAAGGCCGTAGCGGGGGTTTGTGAGAATATTTCTGATTATCCAGGCGGGGTTGTCTGTCCAGGAGGTCTCCCACTGATTAGCTTCAGAATTCCAGACTTTTACCTTTTTCCCTTTGATCACGGCCTTAACGTTTGGGAGGCTTCCGGAAACTACAGACGATGCTGCCAGACTGTAAACCAGCATGGCAGATTTGGTATAGGCAATTTTGAATGGGTTAGTTGTAATTACCCCATCTGTTGAAACTCTCGCCGATCTGCCGAGCTCTTCCGTTATACACTGAATTGACAGGCTGTTGGAGTCCTTTATCGTTGGGTTGTCCTGTGATGTCTTCTCAATTATCAAGGTGTAAGGCATCTCATCAAGGGTCGGGTTATCCTGAGGGTCGTAGAAGTTGTAGCCAAAGGGATAAGGGGAAGCGTTATTTTCCTGAACACCCTTATTAATGTAGAGGTCGTAAACGTAGATAAAAGGCTCCTTTACTCCTCCGTACAGGGGAACTTCTACTTCTCCTAACTTTTCGTAGCCCTTATAAAGGGTGAACTTAACTTTGCATTCCTCAATCTCAAGGCCGCCTGAATCCGTTATTTTGAATAGACCGTTTGGAAACTGGAGGTTTACTGATAGCCTCTCTATGTACTTTGCCGGCATGCTGGTTACGTAGGAAAACGTCTCATCGCTTGAGACTACCTTGTTGATAGGCACGGTCAGGTATGCCGGTACAGAGAAATGAGACTGATCTATTTCTCCCCACCAGCCGTTTTTCCCGGATGGGGAACTGCCGAGGTCTCCTGAAAGAACCACAATGGGTTCAGCCCAACCCTTTCCTTTTGTATAGACACAGTGGAAATAGGTTCCTTCCAGGCTTTTATAGGGAATGTCGTTAAAGAACAGTTCTTCAAGTGATTCAATCTCTCCTTCTGAGAGAAGTATGAAATCCCAAAGCCACTGAGAAAATCGTCCTACCGGGTTGCCGTCACTCTCTGTCCTGCCAAGTATGATCCTGTCATTGTCAACTTTCCCGGTTACGGCGTCTGTTCCAAAGAGCCTGTATTGAAGCCTTACACCCCCTACGGCGTGTTTGCCGTAAACGACGGGAACCGGAACTCCCTGCCCCATCGTTGTCTGTATGCCGTTCCAGGAGTAAGTGGGGGAGCTCCCGAACATTTCACCTGTATCTCCAAAACTGGGGAGCTTGGGTTTTGGGGCCGTCAGGTAGCTGAATATCCCTGCTCCTACTGTGAAGCCGATTGCAAAGACCGTTGATGCCGATAGGGTGAGAGCTCCTCCAAGGAGGGAAACAGAACCTATGGCAGCTGCTGCAAGGCCGCCTGTTAGAACTCCTACTGCTATTGCCCCTATGGCTCCGAGTAAATGGTGGCCTCCCCCAGATGGCAGGGGAACTATTTCTATTTTCCAGCCGGGCTTTACTTTCAGCTTGTCTGCCGGGACTGTTGTTAGCTTTCCGTCTATCCAGACCTGAACGTTCTGCTTTTCGGGGTCTATTCCGTGCTCTCTCAATACATCTGCAAGGGTTTTTCCGATATCCTCTTTTGTGATAACTCTATCAAGGAGTTTCACTTTTTAGCCTCCAAATTGATTTTGTTAGCTTCTGCCACCTTTCGCTGTAGCGGTCCAAACGGACTCCGAACTTTTTTAGAGCGTGGAGGATTCTGCCGTTTCTGATGTATAGGGCTATGTGAGGTTCCTCAAGGGTTATGAGGAGAACGTCTCCCTCTTTGGGCTGTCTTACTTTTTCCCAGCTCTCCCACCAACGGTAGGCCCTTATGTCGGGGAGCTCCGTCCCGTGAACTTCCCTGTAGTAGAGCCTGACGAGGCCGTAGCAGTCAACGCCGTTCCAGTCGTTCCCCCACTTTTTGTAGGGGGTTTGTAGAGCCTTGACTATGAACTCGTTAGCTGTCATAGATAAACCCTGCTGGTTTTTACTGTCGGGAATCCTCCGAATCTCTTTTCGTTTCCTTTCTGTATGCAGTCCCAGAATGTTTTCCCGCAGGTAGTATCGCTTCCTGTGTAGCCGCACTCCGGGGACTTAAATTCCCACTGGCACTGCTCTATTACTTTCCTCTGTGGGATCAGGACGTCTAAGAGGTTGTAGTGGCCAAGGTTAAAGGTAACTGTGCTCTCGTTGTAAAAGCAGGAGGTTATCTGAAATCTATCTGAGATGGCTATCTCGTAGCTGCTGCCGTTGTGGAATATCCAGGAAAGCCAGCAGTCTCTACCTACAAGGCCATCATACTGCTCAATGTAGGGAATTAGCTCCTGCGCAACGTTTGAAATCTGAATGGGGATTTCAGAGAGCTCTCCTCTGTTGTTCTCTTTTATCTCTCCTAAGTGGATGGGGAAGGGCTGCCAGCAACGGCCGTCGGGCAGACAAACAGGTTTGTCGTACTGACAGACTCTGATTATCTCTGAATCCGGCAGAACAAGGCTGATGCAGAGTATAAATGGGTTCCCGTAGAGTTTGTTCTTTTCAAGGATTGCCTGCGGGCTAAGACTTCTCATAGCTCAACCCCCCAGGCTTCAATGAGTTCGGCAGTTGCAGAAAAGAGGAGAGGTGCTATCTGTTTTGTCTTTAAAGGGGAGTTGAACCTTACCACGTAAGTCTTTCCCTCGTAGGTAAATTGGAAGGGTTTTATCCTGTTGCGCTGGTAGAAGCTTTCAAGGGAGTTCCTGTCTTCGCTGGAGATGTTGGCAAAGTTGAGTCTGAAAAGAACTTTGGGTCTGCTCCACCTTTGTCTTATCTGCTCAACGCCGTTTTCAAAGGTAACAGCTATAACGGGGTCTATGTATTCTTTCTCTATTTCTACGTCTGGTTTTAGGGGGAAGGTTTCCATGGGAGCTCCCGACCAACGTTTTCCTTAAATCTGGGAAGGGTCGGGAGCGGGGACTGTTCACTGTGGCGATTAGACGGGGGTCTTTTGAAAAATAGTAAGGTCAATACCAAGTCGTTTCGCTATGTCCAGGAAATAGTCAATTAGTTCAGGCTGTTTTTCTACTATGCGAACATAAATTTTGGGTAAGTATTTTTTGTCAAGTTCTCTCACTTCTTTTCCGTCAAGCTTTACTCTGAAATACCAGAAGTCCTCAAGGTCTGCCAGAACGCTAAGCCGGTTTTCGGGCTCAACTTCCTCTACCCAGCCTTTCAAGAAGTCTTCGTATTTCTCTACTCTCTCTCTGTATGTCCTCATTGAGCGGTATCTCCTCTACAAGTTCTCCCTTCTCGTGAAGCCTATTGTGTTTCCACTCTCCCCAGTCTTTAAATATATCCAATTCATGAGCGGAAACTACCTCACCTGTCGGTTCCAGGAAAAGAGCCAGCCTATTTTTGGAGCTGTATACAACAATTCTATTGTAGTCTGCCTTAGGAGATATTAATAGAGCCACTTTATCAATGTAAGCCAGGGTTTGGAGGAATTTCAACGTATACTCTTTTTGATAACCCATTAGCTTCGGGGACAACGCTTTGGCTTTCTTCCAGTTAGTTATCCCAAGTTCTTTCTTTACTCTTTCAGGAATAGCATGTCTTCTAATGTGAGTCCAATACTCCCTTGAACTGGGGAAAGTTTTACGGAATGTCTCAACAGCCTCTTCTAAGGTCTCAGCATTTGAAAACATAGTTTGGGTGTCTCTCAAAATAACAGTTGTTTGTATCTGTGTCCTCTGAACTTTATCCATTCCCTTAACCTCGCTGGCGCTGACGGGCACAATATAGCACAGGCACTGGGGATGGGAGGCTAAGGATTGAGTTAGAGGAACTTTGTCTTTTGGGAATACACCTGGAAGGCCGAGGCCGTGGTCTTTGTGGGCTAAATCGTCGCAGATGTCTCTGATCTTGTGGCTCCTTGATAGGGTCCACCGGTAGCCGACTATGAGGGGGTTGTTTTTCGTGGACTCTATTACGCTCCTGTGGTAAGCATCCGACATCTCCGTCCTTGCTATTACCTTGAACCTGTAGAGCTGTTTATCGTAGAGCCACCAGCGGACGGCCTCGTGAACTGCTTTTTCGCTCCTTTCCTCTATTGCTTTTGTGAGGTCTTCAATAAGCTTTTTGTAGGCAGGTTTTATTCCGTACTGGATGTTGTCTGTGAGCCTCTCTATATACCTCTCTGCCTGCTTAACTACTTTTCTCCACTCTGTTAGGTCTCCTCCGTTTGAGATTGAAAGGAGGGCTGTTGTTTTGAGTTTCTTTACGAGTTTTGGAAGCTGCTGCTTGGCAAGTTTTACAGTGAACTTCTTTTTCTCTATCTGCTCTAAGGTATACTGGAGCTCGTAGGCTATCTTCTGAGCTGAAGCTCTGATCCTTGCCTGATTGAGGAGAGCTCTCTTTAGACCTCTCTTTGTTTCTTCTTTCCAGTTCCAGACTCTCTCTGAGAGGTTTAGGCCGTCGGGGTATTTGAAGTTGATTATCTCTTCTGCGACTTTTGAGGTTAAAGATTCTTTTTGTTCTTCGGGCGAAGTGAGGAGTGAGGGGAGCTCCCCCACTATTCCTATTTCTGCCGCCTTTTTGATTGATGAGAAGAGCTTGTCTGAGAGATTGTTGGCGTAGTCTTCAAGGTATTCATCTATAAGCTGGTCAAGGTTTGAAAGGTCTGGTTTTAGTTCTTTCTGGATTTTCTTAACTATTTCCTCTGCTAACTTTTCGGCCTTTTCTTCGGTTAGGAGGAGTTTTTTGAGGAGCTCCCTCCTTGCCTCTTCTACGGCTTTACGGTAGTCCAATCTCTTCTCCTCTGGGCGGAAAATTTTTACCTGAGTTAAAAATTTCCTACTCGGCCGGGCTTTTCTGTTCTCTGTGGCGGGGTGGTGAATTTTTTACCTGGGTAAATTTTTCACCATCGGAAAGGGATTCAGAGGAGGTGTGTAATTCTTTACCCGGGTAACGGATTTACCAGGGAGGTGTAACATTCTTTACCCAGGTAAATTTTGTTACAGGGGTGTCCCATTAGACAGGTGGTCGAATTTTTACCCGAGTAATTTTTCGACCACCAAAAGAGAAGGCCCGCCGAGGGTGGCGGGCCGTTAGCTACTTGCAGGAGCGGAAGGGGGCGACGTAGTGCCTCCACCAGAGGCGGTATCTTCTGAGGGCAGAGTCGGAGACGTAGATTTCGTGGTGCTTGAAGAGAAGCCTTTGAATCTCGGAGATTGAGTAGCCCCTGCACAGCCACAGCTGAAGGTCAAACTTTATCTGCTCCCAGTTGGGGTTGTATTTCCGCAAGTTCCTCAAGGGTTCTGTTTTGGGGATTTGAGGGGTTTTGACCTTCTTCCTGCCCCACAGATCCCACAGGTAGAACTGCATTGAGGAGAGCTTCTTCTTGGTCTCCTCAAGCTCCCTTTTGATGGCTTCTACGTCTTCAAAGAACCTCTTGTTGAGGGCAATCCCATCAAAGAAATACTCGTAGAGGGCCTTGTAGCACTCTTTCTGGTAGCGGATTATCCTCTCCCTCGTTTCTTCGTCTTTGACCTTGTTGGGGTTAATCTTGAAGAGGAAGCCGTTGAGGTATTCAACGGGGAGACAGAGCATCTTGACTTGATAGGTTTTTCCGTCCTTACCTTGAGAGGTCGTGGCCTTCTGGGCCACAACCTGAGATAGGACAGGGTCAGCCAAGAGCTTCCTCCTTTGCTTTGACCAGCTCAGGCCTAAATTTTCAATAAGAGGGCGAACGGCCACCCAAATCTGGCCGTTCTCGTAGATTGCTATAATTTCATCGCCGTAGAACTCAACTTTCTTGAGCTCCGCTCTTTGGGTCTGCTGGGCGGAGCTCCCCTCTACTACTACCTTAACCATTGCTCACCTCCTTTTTAATGAGTTTTTTCTCATCAAGGCTTCCGTCGTAGACAGCCACATCTTGAATTGTTCTCTCTGCAAGAGCTACAAGCATTTCAAGGAAGGCCATAAGCCTGTCAATGTTCTTTTCCGAGTGCTCCTCCTGTTCACGCTGGACAGCCAATTGAGCTCCCCAAATTAGAGCTTCGGCGTTAATGAGCCTGTCTGCTACAAGTTCAAGGATTTGTGTGCTATCCATTTTGAACCTCCCTGCCAAAGTTTTCGGTTATGAAGCTCCTGTGGATGAAGATTCTCCTTTTGAAACCTTGATTGCCGTAGCGGAGCTGGTGGGGCTTGATTTTGCCCTCTTTCCTCCAGTTATAGACCCTGTTGACGGTTACGCCCGCTATTTGGGCGACCTCCTTTGGTGTGAGCCATTCTTTCTTTTCCATCGCTTACCTCCTTTTGTATGGTGTTATCTTGATTATATGTATAACAAGTTAACCTGTCAACGGTCAATTTGTATAATCAGTAAAACGGCTGAGGTTCCGCAATGGCAAACTTAGAAAAGCTCATAGCCTTAAGGGTTACTAAAGAAATGGATTCTGCTCTTGAAGAGGCTCAATGGAAATTACGAATGCGTAAGGCTGAAATTATTAGAGAAGCCATCACCGAATACCTTAAAAACCACTGCCCAGAGGTTTACGAGGAGTTTTTGAAAGGGGAAGAGGTTGAAGGAAAGGGTTAAGGAAGAAATCAAGTTCTATACAGAGGTTTTCAAAACTGCTATTTTCCTCCTTGTTGCCACTGCAGGTGGGACAGTAGGCCTTTTGTTAAAGGCAAACAATAGTGTTGTTTTAACTCTTGCAATAGTAGGCTGTTTGTTGGAGCCAGTCTGGGCTTTCTGGGCTGTAATCACATATTTTAAAGTTAAAAACCTTTTGAAGGAGCTGGAATGACTGCAATAGCCATAGCGATAGCCATTTTCCTTTTCCTCGTGCTTTTCATCTTCGGTGTTGTAATGGTAAAGGAAACAATGGCCTCATGACTCTAATCGCTGAAATACTTATGGCCGTTGGGATACTTTTGTTTTTGATACTCCTTTTCTACTACGGCCTGATTTACTCTCCGAGGAAAGGATGAGTAAAGTAGAGCTTTTTGCACTGGCAGGTGTGTTCGTAGTGGCATTAAGCCTCCTATTTTTTGTTGGTGTTGTTTTAAAAGACGTTCTTTCAACAGAAAGGGAGCGTTAAATCTCCCCTCTCACTCTCAAGCTGAACCTCTCTCCCTCCTTTTCAAGCTCCCTGTCCATCTTCTCCATAAGCTTATCATCTACAAACTCCCCGAGTATGTCCCTCGTAAGTTTCTTCCTCAGCTCCACTATTCCCGTAGGCGGAAGTAGCTGAGCCGTTATCGCATTCATTGCCGTCTCAAGCTCCTCTGCAAGGTTCCTTATTGAAAAGTCCCTCGGATACTGGATGTAGCCTTTGAACTCCGTCTCCTGCCACCTGCACACAAGCTCGGCTATTCTGTATTCTGCCTGCTCGCACTGGAGGGCGAAAGATGTAAGGGTTCTGTTGAACTCAAGCCAGTCGTATTCTTTTGCTATTCCAGACTTTTGAACTCCTCCTGTGAACTCAAGGTTTGCAAGCCTGTAAATCTGCTGTATCAGGCTCTCTATGTATTTCATGTAGGCCTCTACGGGTTCAGAGGGCGGGGCTATGAATTCGGGTTTTCCTCCTCCCTCCGGGTTGTAGGGAATGGCGTTCTCCGTTGAAATTGTGAGGTCTTTTAGCTTTTCGGCGTCTGCTTGGTCTTTTATGGGAATTGTGAAGATTGAGAATGTCTGGTTTCTGAAAAGCTCCCTCAGTTCTGAAAGGGCGTTGTAGAGGTCAAAGTTGAGGTTCGCAAGATCTAATATCCAGGGGGTTGCAAAGAGGCTCGTTGGGAGAAGGGGGTCTGTTGAGTGCAAGGGAACTACGGGGACTACTCCGAGGTTGTGCTCTCCGGAGCTCTCTATCTCTTTTTGCTCAGGGTCTGTTGAAATTATCCACTTTTCCGTGTCAAAGTAGCGGTAAACGACTGTCCCGTCTGGCCTTGTCTCTATGAAGGTTATTGAGGAGAGTCTTCCGTATTGGTCAAAGGTAAAGTTCTCAACCTGTGAGGGGAGCC